TAAGTAAGATAAAAGCTGGTAATCGAGCTATAAAATTCCTTACAAGTCCTGCAGCAACTAAATGGGGTAAAGTAGCCTTAGAAGGTGCTGGAGCTGACTTTATAATGAATGATAGTGAAGAAGCTAACATAGCAAACCTTGTAGATCAACATGCTCCTGTAATACCATTTAGTCAAGCATTAGCTATAAACGAGGAAGACAATCCTTGGACTGCTAGAATTAAATCAGTAACAGCTGGAGCAGGTGTAAACATCCTTGGACATGCTTTAGTAGGATATATAAAAGGTAGATTTGTAGCTAGTAAAAAAGCTAAAGACCTTGCAAAAATAAGAGACAGAAGAATAAAGTCAGGGCAGTTACGTAAAAAACTTCAAACTAATGAAGAAATTTTAAATGAAGCTAATGCTGCTGGCACTAAAGCTACCTATGATTATATCCGTAAAAATGATTATGATGATGCTGCAGAAGCTAGAGTACGCTCTAATGCTGCTTATGCTGAAGGTAAGGGTTATCGGGGTGCTAATGAAGTAGATAACTTAGATTTATACCTAAGAAAATGGTTAGAACCAGAAGATTACGAAGAAGTACAAAGACTGTTTGCGGGTGAAGATCTTAAAGGTGACGTTACTATTAAAGATCCTGATTTTGGTGATATAACAGTAAAGGAACAAGATCGTATAGTTGATACTCGTGGTAAAGGTACATATTATCATGGTGCTGCTTCTGAAATAGATAAGTTAACAGGGCCATACGATTCTGATGCTTATTTTGGAAAAAACGGCCCAGGATTATTTGGGTACGGTTTTTACACCACAGATGATATAATAACTGCTAATAAATATAAAAATAAAAATGTTACTAAGGCTGAATTATCAGAACCTTTGGTTTACCAAACTAGAGAAAAAGTCCCAGTAAAATTCTATGACCTAGATGCTCCTATGTCCGAAGATGTATTAGGTGTTTTAGATGAAATAGTTGGTCAAGGGCCGTGGAACTCTCAGGTAGCAGAAGCTATAGAGAAGGCATTACTTGACATTGGAAGAGATGGTAGTTTGGCAGATTTAATTAGAGAAGGTCGTACCTTTGCAAATTACGATTCTGGTTTAACTGGTATTGACTTTGCTGAGTCAGTATTAGAACCTTTAGAAGAAATGTTAAAAGCTAAAGGGATTGGAGGATATACACATAAAGGTGGTATTTACAGAGCTAAAGGTAAAAGATTACATCAAGTACGTATTTACTGGGATCCTGGAAATCAACTAGAGTTAGGTAAAACTTCTACTGAAACAGCTACACTACAAGATTATATTGACTTTGCAAAACGTAAAGGTAAAGCTGGTGGTGATGCTTGGCTTCCTGATTTAGGTATGAGTCAAGGTCAGGAACGTTCTATAAGATTTCGTAAAGCAGATCCTGATGTAAACCCTAACAAGTTTGCACAAAACGAAAGAGCTAGTGAGCGTACATCTACTGATACTGGCAATCCTTATACTGAGTATGTTGAAGAAGCTACTAAGATGAATGATATGGGTTATAGACCTGTAGGTTCTACTAATATGTCTACTACTACTAGACTCAGACAAATGACAAGTAACGATAAAAAGTTACGTCAACTAGCTGAGGAAGTAATGGAAAACACTTCTGAAGGTGACTTTTCTCAAATTGACAATGCACAGCCATTTGTTAAAAGATTAGATGCCTACCATCAGATGGCTAAAGAAATCAATGAAATTATAGCTATTGGTGGTGATGAAGGTGTAGAAGCACTAAGACGTTATCTTAATGCAGATGTTGGTAGTAAAAAAGTTGTTGATGTTACTGATTTAACAGGTAGAAAAAACTTTATTTTCTGGGATTTTGACGGAAAAGGTATAGTCTCTATTACACCACAAATGGCTAATGCTTTAAAAATAGCAACGCTTTTTAACTTAAAACAAGCGTCTGATATAGCTACAGGAGTAATGCAATTACCTAAAGGTGTTAACCCTACAAGACAAGCTATGGATATTCTTGACCATGTACAAATTGCAATGGTTGAGATGAAAAAGATTTCATACATGTCAGGTGCTGCGTTAGAAGTACATAAAGGTCAAGGTTTATTTGAAATTGGTGCTCGTAAAAAAATAGCGAGAAAAATTAAAGAGATTGAATTAGAAGAAAAGACTTTTACTGAAAATCTAAAAGAGATGATTAAGAATGGTGATACAAAACAAGCTCGTCAATTAACTGAGATCTATGCTATTACTGATGGAGCAGTTACATCTATTTCTAACATCCAAAACTACCTTAAAAAAAGGTTAGGTTGGGGTGGTGAACTTAATGGAAAACGTATACCTGCTCAAGTTTTTAGAGAAGTAGCGTCTGTATATTATAACTCTATACTAAGTTCTCCTAAAACAGGTGTAAGAGCTGTTGTTGGTACTAACTTAATTACTGTACTTAGACCATTTCAAATGTTTATTGGAGCTACCTTAAGAGGTAATAAGGCACAAGCTGCCGTTGCTGCTTCTACTATTGATGCTATTGGTCATGCTTACGCAGAAAGTTGGAAAGTATTTAAACATACTTGGGATCAAGGTGTACATAATAAACGTATGACTTACAATCAACGTTTTGATTTACCAAGAGATCTTAACAATTTTAGGAAACTAGGAGATTTTGCTCAAGAATTTGGTTCACCAGCAGAACAAAGAATGTATGGGTTTATAAATACTCTTGTTAAATTAAATACCAGTCCTTTTTTTAGATACTCACAAAACATTATGGGAGCAGGTGATGCTGCAGCTAGATCCGTAATAGGTAGATTCACAGCTCGTATCAGAGCAGCTCAGGAGGGAGTAGAAAAAGGTGTACCATTAGATAATTTAACTAATTATGCGAAAGCACAGGAACAAAGATTTTTAGATGAAATATTTGAAGTAAGTGACGGTAATCAGTTTGTAGTGACAGATAAAGCTGCACTAATGGCAGGTGCTGAAGCTACTATGACTAGAAATGTTGAAGGTTGGGCAAAAGCATTTGAGTCTTTAAGTAAAAATCCAGTAGGTATGATTTTCTTTCCTTTTGTTAGGACTGGTTATAACGCTATACGTTTGACTACACAACATACTCCGTTAGAAATGTTTACTAAAAGATTTAAAGATATTTCAGCAGGTAGGAATTTAGAAAAATATGGTTTAACTGCAGCAGATTTACCAGCTGAAAAGGCACTTATGGAAGGTAGAATTGCTATGGGTACTGCTATTGTTGGTATGGCAATGCTTGGAGCTGCTCAGGGTAATATATATGGAGATGTACCTCGTGATAAAGAAACAAGAGATCTATGGAAGTTAGAGGGTATTAAACCTTACACTTTCCGTTTAAATAATACATTAGTATCTTATAGAGATCTTGAGCCTTTTAACACAATTATAGCAACTGCAGCTAACCTATTTAATTATCAACATGCTTTAGATGAAGACATACGAACAGAATTTGCAGAAACTTTAATCTTTATGATGTCTGCAGCTCTTGTAGATAAGTCTATGCTTGCAGGTGTAGATGATTTGGCTACTGTTTTAGATCCACAAGGTTTAGAGAAAAAAGGTGGTAGATTATTTGCACAAACAGCAAGATCATTCTTACCTTGGTCTGGTTTAATAGGTAGTATAGGTGATGTACTAGATGCAAACGAGAAAGAAGCTCAAGGTATGTTAGAAATTATGTTTAGAAGAGATGCTATATTTAAATCAGCTTTACCTAAAAAATATGATATTTTAGCAGAGGATAGATCTGGTAAACCATTTATGATAGGGCCAAGTAACCCATTATTAAGAGCATTTAACTTTTTATCTCCTGTTGCAATAACAAATACCTCTGGAGATTCTGTTAAAACAACCTTGTACGAAATAGGATACAACTTACCAGAAGTGACTAGAACATATAAAGGTATACAATTAACTACTGAGGAAAGATCTTTAATGTCTAAGTATCTTTCTATGAGTAGTTTACGAACAGATTTAGAAAAAGTATTTGCAAGTGATGCTTTTAAAACTGGATACAAAGAATTTAAAGAGTTACAACTTCGTAGACGTAACGGATATAGAGTTGAAGATCAAGAGTTCTATAGAATGGTACAAAAAGTATTTAGAAAAGCAAAGAAAGAAGCATATTTTAAAATGATAAATGACAATCCTGAGCTTGCTGATAAGTTAAAAGAAGCAGAACGTAAGAAAAAGCTTGGAAGTCTAGGTGATTATGATAATATTAAATATTTAATAGATGGCGGTTTTCCTAAATAACACTAATTCTTTACATTGATTATCAATGGCAGTTACAACTAAAAAAACTTTCCCTGCCACGTCTAATGCAACTACAACTGTATTTAGTCCTGTCGGGATACAACTTAATAACCAAGATGATCTAGATGTTTATGTCACATTGTCGGGTGGTACTAGAGTGCTACAGCTACGCCAGTCTACTGGTAGTACTGCACAATCTAGTCACCCACAGGTGAATAACACAGACGGATTATACTTCCCTGCAGTTTCAGCAGGTACAACTTTATATAACTACCAACTTTCCACTGATAACAACACTATTACGTTCAACTCTGCCCTACCGCAAGGTGCAGTAGTATTTTGTGAGCGTAGAACAAGAGATGCAGATAGTTCATACACTAGCTTTGCAAGTGGCAGCACTATAAGAGCCACAGATCTTAACAACTCCTCTACTGAATCTAACTTTACAGCACAAGACGGTAGAAACAAAGCATTAACTATAGAAGGTGTTTTGTTTAATGGAGATCAACCAAGCACAAACTTTGTTACATCTAGCCATATTGTAGATGGAACTATAGTTGAAGCTGACCTAGCAAACTCAGCCGTAACTCAAAATAAATTAGCTAACAACTCTGTAGGAACTCCAGAACTAATTAATGGTTCTGTAAACTCAGATAAAATTTTAGACGGAACTATTGTCAATGCTGATGTCAACGCTAATGCTGCAATAGCTGGTACAAAGATTAATCCACACTTTGGTAATCAAACCATATCTACTACAGGAACAGCGGTAACTGGAGCTCTAGGAGTAGTAGGCGATATAGACCTTACAGGAAATGTAGATGGTAGAGATGTAGCGGCAGATGGTACGAAATTAGACACCATTGAAACAAATGCTAAAGACGATCAGACAGCAGCAGAAATAAAAACACTACTACAAGCTGACAAATTAACTGCTAGTGAAATAGCAACAGGCGCATTAGACGGAAGGTATTACACAGAAACAGAATCAGACGCTAGATATTTTAACGTAAGTACTGGAGACACTATTAAAGATGGTGATTCATTTCCAGACAACGACACAACTATTGCTACAACCGCAGCTATCAACGACAGGATAATTGACTTGGTTGATGATGTTGGTGGTTTTGTACCAATCGCAAATGAGACAAGTTTTCCTACAGCTAACCCAGATGTAAATAACGGAACAGGAACTCTTGTTTCTATTAAAGCTATAGCTAATACTCGTACAGCAGATAACAGCACTTATGGTACGGTAACTATTCCGAATGGAGCTGGTACTGGTAACACTGTAACCATCACGCACGTAGGCACAAATGCCACATTACCTGCTGGGTTTGGAGTTTTAGTTGAGACAACAACCACATTACATACTTATAAGTTTCATAGATTAAGTCCAAAAGCTACAGAGGTTACAACTGTAGCTGGTAAGGCAACTGAAATTACAACGGTTCATACCAACATAACCAACATAAATGCTGTTGCTAATAACGCTACAAACATAAATGCTGTTGCAGCAGACGCAACCGACATTGGAGCGGTAGCTGCTAAAGCAACAGAAATTGGAAGACTTGGTACTGCTGATGCTGTAGCTGATATGGCAATACTTGGTACTGCTGATGTTGTAGCAGACTTAAATACTTTAGGTACTGCTGACGTTGTAGCTGATATGAACATGCTGGCTACATCAGATGTAGTCGCTGATATGAATATGTTGGCTGTGTCTGATGTCATCAGTGACATGAATGACTTGGCTACATCAGGTAATATCACAGCAATGAGTACTTGCTCAACCAATATTGCAAGTATTAATAATGCTTCAGCAAATATATCTTCAGCAAACAACTTTGGAGATCAATATCAAGTAGCATCCAACAACCCATCAACAGATGGTGGTGGTAATGCACTTGCTGTTGGAGATCTATACTTCAACACTTCTGCTAACGAACTGAAAGTTTATAACGGCAGTTCTTGGCAAGCTGGTGTTACGGCTACAGGAAACTTTGCAACTACAACTGGTAATACATTTACTGGAGATAACAGATACAACGATGGCGTAAAAGCTCTGTTTGGTACAGGGTCAGATTTAGAGATTTATCATCACTCTGCTAGTTTTACATTTATAACAAACAATACTGGTATTCTTCATTTAAGAAGTGTTGATGGTATCAAATTGCAGGATCAAGATGGTTCTGAAATGTTTGTTAATTGTATTGATAATGGAGCAGCAGAACTCTATTATGACGGCAGTAAAAAGTTTGAGACAACTTCAACAGGCATACAAGTTGATGGAACGGATACTAATTTAACTATTAGATCTGGCACAGCTTCTGGTTCGTCTGGTGGTTTGATTAATTTTAGAAATGTAGATGGTAATGGAGTAGCTAGAGATGTAGTAAGAATAAAAGGTTTTAATGCTGGTAATGGAGGATATGGTGAATTAACTTTACAGACAGCCTTTAATAATACGATATATGATCGTTTAATAATTAAGAATGATGGAAATGTACGAATACCAGCAGACAACGCAAAGCTACAATTAGGTGCTTCTCAAGATTTACAGATATTCCATGCTGGTTCATACTCTACAATCCAAGATCACAACAGTGAAATTTTAATAGGAGCGTCAGAAGTCGGTATAAGACCAGCCAGCTTAACAGAACATTGTGCTAGGTTTATTGCTAACGGTGCTGTAGAACTTTATTACGACAACAGTAAAAAGTTTGAGACAACTTCAAGTGGAGTGTCGATAACAGGAGCTATTACTGGAACGACAGACGCAATCATAAACTCAATAACTGTTGGTAAAGGTGCAAACTCTGTTGCTGGTAACACTGTTCTTGGAGAAACAGCTTTAGATGCGATTACATCTGGTGGGAATAACGTAGCTATAGGTAAAGCTGCTTTATCAGCCAATACCTCTGGAAATCAAAACATAGCGATTGGTAGAAATTCGTTATTACTTAACCAAACTGGAATATATAACGTAGGTGTTGGAGATAGTACTTTAGCTAACAATAC